CCTTATATGGCCCCCCGTTGCCGTGGTATCCCCCCTATAATGTTGGTAATGTAAATTAATTCAGGTATAATTTCATTGGGTTGTGGTTTAACAACAAGGAGACTACAAGTGAGCCGTGATTATAAAAAAGAGTACGACAACTACCATTCGTCGCCAAAGCAGAAGAAGAACCGGGCATCGAGGAACGCGGCCCGTGCTGCGATGGTTAAGTCTGGCAAGGTAAAGAAGGGTGATGGGAAGGATGTTACGCATCGGAACGGTAATCCTCGGGATAATTCTGGTGGTAATTTGGGGGTATTGAGTGCGAGTAAGAACCGTAGTTTTCGTCGTACTAAGAAAGCAGGGAAAGCGCAGATACTTTGAGGTGGGGCCTTTCCCCCTCTAAAAACCACGGCTATATTTTTGTTTGGGTTTATTATAAAGTGCGCCCATGTTTGACACACTCAAAGATGCTTTGTTCCTATGGACCACGGTCCATCCATACAGTAACTTTAAGTCGGCTACGATTGCATGGCGTTTATTGCCTGCGATTGCGAATGATCAGATTAGGTTGTTTTATCGAGACGGCGAGTGTGTTGGTTTGATTACATGGGCATTTATGACGGATGAAGAGTTTGATTCTCGTATTTACGATGGCGAGGAGATTTTTGCTCGGCGCAGCGGAGATTGTTTGGTTTTTGTGGATATGATTGCGCCGAAGGGCAAAAGTGATGTATTGTGGATGTGTAAAGAGATGCGAAAGCAGTTTTACGTTCAGTATCCCGAGGTAGAAAACGTATACGCGCATCGAGGTAAGAGGACCGGGGCATTCCCGAACAAAGGAAAATGGCATGAAAACGCTGCTTGATTTACTTGGAATTAATCCTTTAAAGCCTTTAATTGCGTATGGCGGCGATAACAGTGGCGGCGGCGGCGGCGGCGGCAGTGATGACAGCAGTAGCAGCAGTAGTAGCAACGACGACTACACCATTCAGTCTGGAGACACGCTTTCGGAGATAGCTGAAGCGAACGACATGTCTGTTGCGGAGATTATGGCGGACAACCCGGGGATCACCAATGCGGATCAGATTCAGGCGGGAGCTTCGTTGGATTTAAGCGGAGCGGGTTCTGGCAGTTCCACTTATGCTGGCGGTGTTGGTTTAGGCGGCGTGGGCAGTGGCAGCGACGACAATGATGATCCTCCTCCTCCTGTTGTTTACTATGATATGTTTGGTAATTCTCATACAACGACGGCGGCACGAAACAACGCGGATGTTCAGTATGGTCGTCAAGAGTCTTGGAATAACCCATCAAATTGGATTATTACGAGTAACGAGCGCGGGGATTTAGACAAGCAGTACATTGGTAGTGAGCCTGCGCCTAGTGGTGGCAACTACACGGTTCCGAGTTTCGCGGCTATTGATTCTGGCACCTCGAAACCCGGATCATCGTTGGATGTTGTTGTTCAGGGTGGTCAGGCGTATGTGACGGACAAGTCTGGTCAGAAGTTTACGAACGTTGACTCTGCTGTTTCGTCGGATGCGGCTATTGATCGTAAGGTTTCGTCGTATGAGGATCCTAGTAATTACCGGATAGACACGAACCAGCAGGATGATTTGGTTCGGATTTACGTTGGTAACGAGTCGGCTCCTCCTATTTCGTACAATACGCCTAGTTGGGAGGCTGTTGATACGGCGCAGGAGAGTGCGTCGGACAAGGATCAGTATTATGATCTGACGTTTATTGATGGTCAGCGTAAGGTTTTGGACAGTTACGGGAATGCGTTTGACACGCCTACGGAGGCGACATCGAACGACGTAAAGATTGTGGATCACCTGAAGCCTGATAGCTACGAGGTTATTGAGGCGGGTGGCGTAGCGAATGCCGTTTATACGGGGGAATATGGTCAACCGGACGTTCAGGCTGGTAGTGGTTACATGTTTGAAACTCCTAGTGTTACGGAGGTTTTGAACGCGACGACGTACAAGGACAAGTCTTATAGGGTTGAGTATGACCCCGAGGAGAACGTTACGTCGGCCTTTGTAGGCGATCAAAGGTTGGCTGGTCAGTTTGGCACTGAGTTAAACGACGAGTTAATCATGTCTTATAAGAAGGCGTATGACGCTGGTTATGGGATTGATACTCCTGAGATTGAAGAGCAGGTTACTGCTCTTATGACTAAGGGCGAGATGTTCTTGGACGAGGACATGGACGGCGTACCTGATACATTTGAGGAAAAAGCAGAGTTTGGTTTTGCTCCTACGGGGGACGCGGCTGCGGGATTAGAAGAGCCTGAAATTTCGTATGGAGGTTGGACCGCGGAGGGTGCGGAGCAAGAGGCTCAAAAATACGCGACTATATATGAAGGTATTGGAGAAGGAGCGGAGGATACTGTCAAAGGCTTGGGCAGAGGCGCTGTTAATTCGTTTTTATCTATGGTGGAGTCTGTGGCTATTGCGGATTTCAGTTTAACACAGGCGCAAGTAGAAAAAGGTTATCGTGATATTGACGCGGCGGGGGTTCGTTTAGAGGAGACGCGTCAAGATTTTGTAGATGCGTTAGCGGCAAAGGGGTATGAGCCTGCTGATTTAACTGGGATGAATATTACGAGTAACCGTGAGTTAGCTAGTTTTTTGGGAACGGATGGCGCGTACAAGGCTGGTCTTTATTTCGCGGCTCAACGGGGGGTCAAGAGAGCCTACGAGGATTCTTTGCAGGCTATTGAGGACGCCGGGGTTCCGTTAAATGAGTATGTGTTATCGGCTTGGGCTCAAGGAGCGCGGGACTCTGCGGATGATTTTATAGGGGAGTACAACGATCCTACAGGCAACGCTGCTATGTATGGAGAAGGGTTAGGTAGCGCTGCGATTTACATTGCGGCTGCGTTGCCTGCCACTGCAATGGGTGCGCCTATAATAGCTGCGGGTACTGCTGCGGTAATGGGTTCTGCAATGAACTCTACGGCGATGTACAAAGACGCTATTAAAAATGGTGCGACTCAAGAGGAAGCAGCTACTTCATATGTGTTAGGGGGGTTCCTTGGAGCGACGGAGGCGGCTCCGGTTGCTCGAATCTTAAACGCATTACCACCTCAAGTAAGAAACAAAATATTAAACATAGCTTTGGACGGGGGCGTGGAAGCGGCTCAAGAGGCATTTACAGCGTTTGGCAACAACGTAATTGCTAAAGGGATTTATGATCCGGAACGTGGTCTTACGGAGGGTGTTTCCGAAGCTGCCATAATGGGTTTATTTGTCGGTTCCACTATAGGCACGGGCGTAACCGTAGGTTCCGCGGCACTACAAGACGCGGGTTTAACTAAGGCGGAAGTGGACACAATTATAGCCACGGATGGAAGTGTTTCCAAAGGCATGATTAGTCAAGAGCAGGTGCAAACGCTTTTGGATCAAGGTTACACTGTAGATCAGATTGCTGAAAACTTTAGTGGGATTTCTACTACGAATACGGTGGAGGGGGACTTTATAGGCCCTGCGCAGATGACCATTGAGGGTTTGGCTGCTAACAGTGCGTTTCAGGACACAGCGATTAAGACTGGTGCTGGTGATCCAGCTATTATGTACGGCAACCCGGCGAACAACATGTTTTCTGCGACGGCCCCGAGCCCGGACGCATCTCCTGTATACTTGGACGTAAAGAACCCGTTTACGATTGAGAGCATTGGAACGCCCAAGGGCAAAGAGACGTTGACCGAGGTTCTTGGATCTAGTCGGGCTAATGCGTTGATCAGCGAGTTTCAGCAGAACGGCAGTGTTACGTTGACTGGTGCGGACGTAAAGAAGGTTGCGGAATCTGGGTACGACGGCGTTATAGATAACGACAGCGGTAAGGTTTACGTTGCGGACAATTCGTCTGTGTACAGTGTTACTGATCCTGAGACCACGACTGAAGAGACGGTTGTGGCTACGAAGCCTGAGTGGAAGACGCAGTTGGATGAGGCGTTTTATCTGACTGGTTCGATTGACATGGACTTGGCGAAGCAGGTTGAGCAGGAGTTTGGGGTCAGTCCGTTTGAGATTAACGAGCACTACCAGCAGATCACGGCTTCGGATGCGGCATGGGAGAAGCGTCTTCTGGGCGATTACTTGACCAAGGGTTACATTGATCTGGATACGATGCTCAAGGCGGAAGAAGACTTTGACGTTTCGATGCAGGATCTTGGTAATTACGCTGAGTATTTGGACTCTGATTTGTCTGTATACAACGACGCGATGTTTGCGGATCAGATTAAAGAGGTACAGGATTTAACGGCTAGTCAGACTTCGTTGCAATCTGAGGTTACATCCCTAACGAACGAGCTATCCGCGGTTGAAGCAGACTTAATCGAGATGACAAGCAACCGTGATTTGGACTCTGAGGCTGCGTCTACGGCGATTGCCAAGCAGGAACAGTTAAGCGGGGAGCTTTCTGCTAAGAAAGAGGAGCTTGCGGGTGTAGAAAAGACGCTCGGGGAGACGCAAACAGCGCTTGAAGCGGAGACCGGGGCCCGTGTGACTGCGGAACAGAACGTTGCATCTCTGACCACGGACCTTGATTCTGCTAATACCACGATTACGGACCTTGATACGAGCCTTGGTGCGGCGAATGATAAGGTTACGACCCTAAACACTACGATAGAGGGGTTGAATACCGAAGTAGAGACCGCGGAAGCAGCAGCTTTGGCGGCGGAAGGGGTGGTTACGAAGCTAAATGAAGACATTCAGTTTAAAAACGAAGAGATTACGGGGCTAGAAGCGGGGGTTAAGGCGGCTGAAGACGCTGTATTAGCCAAACAGGGCGAGTTAGACGCGGCTTCGGCTAACGCAGAGACCAGCGCGGAGACAATTACGGCCCTAAACTCGGAAATTGCGGCTTTGGAGGACGCCAAGACTGGGTTGGATGGCGATTTAAGCACGGCGATAGGCGAGCGGGATAGTCTACAGGGTACGTTGGACGAGCGGACGACGGAGCGAGACACCCTTCAGGAGTCGTTAACCTCAAGTAATACGCAATTAGAAACAGCTAGCAAACAACTAACTGCGGCTAACACACAAGTCACGGACTTAACGTCCCAGAAAGATTCGTTAACCAAGGAGGTTGCGACCTTAACCACCGAATTGGGCACGGCGAACACGAATTTGACCGCTCTGCAAGAATCTAGTTCCAAGTCGATTGAATCCTTGGGGTTGGAAGTCGATACCGCAAACGCTACGATTGAAAATTTACAGGGACAACTTACTACTGCAACGAACGACGTTTCGAGCTTGTCCAGTCAATTGGAGGCTGCGCAAAACTCTCAGACGGCAACGGCGGAGCAGAAAGCTGCGTTGGCGGAACAGTTGGATGCCGCCCAAACGGAAGCCACGTCTCTGCTGTCGGATATCACTACGTTAGAGGGGCAGCGTGACACGTTACAGGCGGATCTCACGGCTGCGCAGTCCACTCTTGGCACTCAGGAAACCACAATTGGCAGTTTGAACGAGCTTACGGAAACCCTGCAAGGTAGCTTGGAAACCTCACAAGCTAATATTCTGGATCTGGAGTCTCAGTTGGGCAACAGTCAAACGTTGCAGCAGCTAACAGAAGAGCAACGCGCAGCGTTAGAGCAGACTTTGGCGGAAGAGCAGGCCAACGCGGCATCGCTTGAAACGCAGCTAGGTGAGGTATCGTCGGCATTTGACCTTACGCAAACGCAGTTAGACTTTGCTCAAGGGGCCACAACTTATGTTAACACGCAGTTAGACCAGAACGTTGCGGAGGATGCGTTGGTTGCGGACTTGGTCACACGAGGATACACGGCGGATAACGCGCAAGCGTTGGTGAACGAGGTACAGCAAACACGGTTTGAGCAATCGGAGTTGGCTCGTATAACGGATGCTCGTAGGTCGGCGGCATATGTGCCGTTTGGAGCGGGACCAATTGGTGGGGAAGAAGACGATCCCACCCCGGCACCACAGCCCACCCCGGCACCGCAGCCATATCAACAGCCAGCCGCAGCATATCAGCCCCCAACCACTCAACCAGTGTACGAGGCCCCACGGTTTGATCCGTTTACTCGGGACGATGCGACCCCGATTGCGGGTGGTCCCGCTGTGGAGTTGGATCAGTTTGGGCAACCTATTTTAAGTTTTGGTCCGACAGGGCGTCCTTTGGGTTCATATGTCACAATGCCTACTCAGGCAGGGCCTTTTGATCCATATTTGATGGAGATGCCTGAAGCGCCTAAATTTAACCCACAACAACCCGTTGTACGACCACCCTTCCCACAGCAGCCTCAACCTGTTATAAATCAGGGTATAGGCGGATTAGGTAGAAAATAATGGCATATACAATTCAGAGTGGAGACACACTCAGCGAGATTGCTGAAAAGAATAACACCTCTGTTGCGGAGATCATGGCCTCCAATCCACAGATTAGCGATGCAAACAAAATCCAAGCTGGTGCATCGTTAAATATGGCTAGTAAAGGCTCTGGAGCGTCTACATACTCAGGAAACTTCGGGACTTCTTCTGGGGGTAGTTCGCAAGAAGAGGCTCGCAAGGTTGTTGGAGATACTCGGGCTGCGGAGTTGGCAAAGGTGCAGCCAAAAACAACGCCGGGTCAAGCCGCCCAAGATGCCCGTAAGTATGGCTATGTTGGGGGAATAGAGTCCTTAAACACAGACCAATTAACTGCGATGTCTCAAAAACAGTATGACCCCTTTAACACACAGGACATGGTTATTGGTGGTTTGTTGGGAGCGGTTATTCCCGGTGCTGGTTTGTTGTATGGAGCAGGACAGTATCTAGGTGCTGCGGAAGACCGCAAGGTTGCTGAACAATTGCTGCAACAGGAAAACTACCAGACAAAAGGCTTGTTTGGCACGGATTTGTTTAAAGGCGCAGACGCTGCGCAGTATGTTCCGGTGTACGACGAGAACGACCAGTTGGTTGGTTCTTTAGGGTTAGACGCATCAGGGAATCCTCTTCGGTACTCTGGAGATCGGATGGCGGATTATCAGGGACTGGGCTCTGATTTAATTCAACCTCCTCCCCCGCCAGAGCCAAGTCGAGATAGAGATGACGGCCCGTCTCCGGTGTCCGCGGAAGCTGTGGGTGTGGATCCTGCGGCAACCACTCCAGCCGCGCCTAGCGCCCCGGGCAAGGTTCCTTTTGTACGACTACCCTCTGCATTAGACCAACCGCAGCCTAGACCCACGGGACAGGCGCTGACGCGGCCTACACAGTTGCCTCCTAACTTTGGACAGCCTCAACCTGCTCAACAGGGTGTTATGGGCACTGACGCGGCACTGAGAGACCAGCAGATGTATCCATTTATGTACGGAACTCCGTACCAGAGACGCCCACAGAATATGATGTCATGAACCTACAGGCCCTTCCGGAAGAAGCGTTAAAAGAAATTCTATCGCTTACGGAAGCGAAGAAGAAGCTGGACTTGCGCGAAGTAGCGTCGGAAAAGTTCATGCCGTTTGCGCATCATGTGTATGAAAATTTTATCGAGGGTCGTCACCATCGGGTGATCTCCGAAAAACTTGAACGCGTTGCACGAGGGGAACTCAAGCGACTTATAATTAATATGCCCCCGCGTCACTCTAAGTCAGAGTTTGCTAGTTTCTTGATGCCTGCGTGGTTTTTGGGCCGCAACCCAAAGCTCAAGATCATTCAGGCTACGCACAACACGGAGCTTGCGGTTAGGTTTGGTCGTAAGGTTCGGGACTTAATCGACGATCCTGCGTACAAAGAGATCTTTCCTGATACGAATTTGAAGGAAGACAACAAGGGTGCGGGTAAGTGGCAGACGGACAAGGGCGGTGAATACTTTGCTGCGGGTGTTGGCGCGGCTGTTACGGGTCGTGGTGCGGATCTTTTTATAATTGATGACCCCCACTCCGAACAGGACGCCTTGAGTGAAAGTGCGTTTGATAATGCGTATGAGTGGTACACATCCGGTCCTCGACAGCGTTTGCAGCCGGGTGGATCGATTATCCTAGTTATGACCCGCTGGGGTAAGAAAGATTTGACAGGTCGTTTGATGGCTGCACAAGGTGGCGATGTGATGGCAGATCAGTGGGAGGTTGTTGAGTTCCCTGCAATTTTACCCAGCGACAAGCCGTTGTGGCCTGAGTTTTGGGACAAGTCGGCGCTACTGTCCATCAAAGCCTCTTTGCCTGTTGGCAAGTGGAATGCTCAGTGGCAACAGAACCCTACGGCATCTGAGAGTGCGATTGTAAAACGCGAGTGGTGGCAAGACTGGGATCGAGAGCAGATACCTGCGATCAAGTATATTGTGCAGGCATACGACACCGCGTTCTCTAAAAAAGAAACTGCGGACTATTCTGCCATAACCACTTGGGGGGTATTTACGCCTGACGACGGTGGCCCTGATAACATCATACTTATGGACGCCCGTAGGGGGCGTTGGAACTTTCCTGAACTAAAGGAGATTGCCTATGAAGAGCACGAATACTGGGAGCCAGACATGGTTGTGGTCGAAGCGAAAGCGACGGGTACACCGCTCATTGACGAGTTGCGGCTTCGCGGTATTCCAGCGCTGGGCTTTTCACCGGGCAAGGGAAATGATAAGGTAACGAGAATGCACATGGTCGCTCCGTTGTTTGAAGCGGGAATAGTGTGGGCACCTATGCATGAAAAATTTGCGGACGAGGTGGTGGAAGAAGTAGTTTCATTTCCTAATGGCGATCACGATGACTTTTGTGATAGTATGACGTTGGCACTGATGCGCTTTCGGCAAGGAGGGTTTCTTTCTTTGCGGGGAGAAGAGGAAGAGGATAGCTTGTACGCACCTCGTAAACGGGAGTATTACTGATGGCATTACCACCAAACATGGTTGTACCGGGCCTAGACTTAGACAGCACAGAGGGTCTTCCTGATGTCGAAGTGGACGTGCCCAGCCCAGTAGATTTCACTGGGGGTGCCGAGGTAATTGACGACGGGCAAGGCGGAGCGATTGTGCAAGCCATGTCTGAAATGGAAGATCAGGACGTTGAGGTTGAGATAATTGATCACGACGCTAACCTTGCGGAGTTTTTAGATGATGGCGTTCTTGGGGAAATTAGTAGCGAGCTTGTGGGCCTCTATGAAGAGGATTACGACTCTCGTAGTGAGTGGGAAGAAACTTATACAAAAGGCTTGGACCTTCTTGGTATCAACTCTCAAGAGCGGTCTCAGCCGTTTGAAGGCGCTAGTGGGGTTACGCACCCGTTAATTACTGAAAGCGTTACGCAGTTCCAAGCGCAGGCGTACAAGGAAATGCTCCCTGCTGGAGGCCCAGTTCGCACTCAAGTTATTGGTTTGCAGGACCAGAAGCGCGAGGATCAGGCCCAGCGCGTCAAACATTACATGAACTACCAGATTATGGAAGAGATGGAAGAGTATGATCCGGGCATGGATCAGATGCTGTTTTATCTTCCTTTGTCTGGTTCGACCTTCAAAAAAGTATATTTTGATCCGTTAAAGGGGCGCGCTGTAGCAGAGTTTTTACCTGCGCAAGATCTAGTGGTGTCGTATTCTGCTACTGATTTGGCGACGGCTCCCCGCGTGACCCATGTTTTAAAGATGACCGATAACGATGTGCGTAAGATGCAAGTATCTGGTGCGTACATGGACGTTGATTTATCGGGCTCTGGAGACCCAGACGAGGATGAGGTAGACCAGAAGGTAAATAAGCTACAAGGCATCTCACGAGGCTACACAGACGATATCAGAACTATTTTAGAGATGCACTGCGATCTCGACATTGAGGGTTTTGAGGATGCAGATCCCATGGGTGAGCCCACGGGCATCAAGCTCCCTTACATTGTGACGATAGACAAAGACAGTAATCAGATCTTAGCTATCCGCAGGAACTATGCAGAAATGGATCCGCTTCGTAAGAAGCGTCCGTATTTTGTACATTACAAGTTTCTTCCGGGTCTAGGGTTTTACGGTTTTGGTTTGATCCACATGATAGGGGGCCTTGGTCGTGCCGCTACAAGTATTCTACGTCAACTTATTGATGCGGGAACTTTGGCGAATCTCCCAGCAGGATTCAAGGCGAGAGGGGTTCGGGTTCGGAACGATGACGAGCCTTTGCAACCCGGGGAATGGCGGGACATAGATGCGCCCGGTGGCAACATACGGGACTCATTAATTCCGTTGCCGTACAAAGAACCCTCGGGGACTTTGGCGCAACTGCTGGGTGGTTTAATTGAGGATGGACGTAGGTTCATTTCTATTGCTGATCAGCAAGTTAACAACATGAGCGCGGACACTCCTGTGGGCACGACGGTGGCTATGTTGGAGCGTGGCATGAAGGTCATGTCTGCTATCCACAAACGTCTGCATTATTCGCAGAAGAATGAGTTTCGTTTACTAGCCCGTATTTTCAAAGAAAACATGCCCCCTGAATATCCGTATGAGGTTGCGGGTGGTTCGGCTGCGATTAAGCAACAGGATTTCGACGACAAGATTGATGTATTGCCAGTCAGTGATCCTAACATATTCTCCATGGCGCAACGCGTTACGCTGGCTCAGACTCAACTCCAACTGGCTCAGTCTAATCCACAGATGCACAATCTTCACGCTGCATATCGTAGGATGTACCAAGCGCTTGAGGTCCAGAACATTGATGAGATCTTGCCCCCACCCCAAGAACCTCAACCGATGGATCCCGCCATGGAGAATGCCAAAGCTCTTATGGGCGAAATTCTACGGGCATTTCCAGAGCAGAACCACGAAGTACACATTGAGATCCACATTATGTTTATGAAGACGCCTATTGTGGCAACGTCCCCACAGATCATGGGCTCGTTTATGTCTCATATTCAGGAGCACGTCAGTATGCTTGCGAAGAAGCAGGCTATGGACGAGGTCAAGCAAGCGTTAAGTGGGGCTAAGATGATGGCGAATGTAGGAGCGGTCAGCCAAGGGTCAGTGTTGGAGTATGAAAAACAATTACAACAAGACTTGCAGAATCAACAGGAAGTTGAGAACCTAGTCGTACTGTACCAACAGAAGATCATGGCGGACGTATTAGCTCGTTTGATGCCTGAGAACCCGAACGAGCCTGATCCGTTAGTAGCTATTCGGATGCAGGAGCTAGAGTTGCGTAAGCAGAAACAAGGGCAGGATGCAGTGAATGATGCTGCTAAACTTGAGTTAGAGATGAACAAGGTCGAGCAGCGTGATCGTTTAGACAACGCTCGCATGGACTTGCAGGAAGAGATTGCCGATGACCGCAATGCGGTTAACAGAGAGCGGATTGCTGTTAATGCTGAGATCCAGCAAATGGCTATGCAACGGAGGGGATAATGCCCTTAAAATCAGGCAAATCACAAGGTGTTGTCAGTCAAAACATCAAGACAGAAATGGCTGCTGGAAAACCGCAAAAACAGGCGGTTGCTATTGCTTTAAGCAAAGCGGGTAAACGTAAATATTCTTCTGGCGGTACGGTTAATAAAAGGTTTAGTCCGATAGCCCGACCTCAGAGGTTTGTCGGAGTGTTCTAGTGTTGTGTGTGCTTGTATTCGTAGGATACGGGCACGTTTTTGTGAACGGGTACGGTAGCTGGTTCTATAAAGCGTGTCACTACCAGTGTCGTAACGAGTACCCCAAACGTGTGTACCGCGTTAGCCCCGAGTATTATTGTGCAGGGAGCTTTCGTGTAACATGATTGATCCATTTACAGCATTCGCGGCGGTGAAATCCGCGGTTTCCGCAGGCAAGGAGATCGTAAACGTCACTAAGCAAATCGGTGAGTTCTTTGACGGTGTGGATGACTTACGCGCCGCCCATGAAAAAAAGAAAAACAGCCTTTTCTCTGGTTCAGATGAAAACGCTATGGAAACCTTTGTCAATTTGCAGAGGGCCAAAGACGCCGAGGAGGAACTTAGACAGATTGTAATTGCAACCAGAGGTTTTAGCGCGTGGGGCGAATTGCAAGCTATACGGGTACAGGCTCGGAAGGACCGCAAGGCTAAGATTGCAGCGGAGAAGAAGCGCAAGGCTAAGTTGGTTGAGCGTGTAGTCATTTATGGCGGGGCGGTCATAATTGTTTCTATAATGCTGGGTATTACGATTGTGATAATTTTAGCCAAGCAGGGGCGCATCTGATGGCAGACGGGGTTTCAGGAGTAGGTTCTTCTCCTTTTAATGTAGGAAGCGATATACACGCCCAAACACGGTCCCGTGAGCGCATAGAAACGCATCTTGTGGAGCAGAGGGTAGAAAAAGAACACAGGGCCAACCACAGCCATTTAGAGGCTCTTGCAAAGCAACGATTGGACTTACAAGAAAGTTATGATAGGTTTGGGCGCAAGACTAATGCGGATCGTCCGCAGGGAACAAAGTTAAACATAGAGGTTTGACATGGAAAAAATACTGGCTTGGAAAATTATGCCGCGTCTTATGATGCTGGTGATGACCATAATGTATATCCGCGTTTTGGAGTGGGGGATGAGCCTTGATGACTTGTCAACACAACAAAGTGCAATGATATCAATATGTTCTGGGGCCCTTACAGGAGCCTTTGCCGTTTGGCTGGGGTCTGAGAAATGAGTATCTTTACCGCTGCATTAGGGCCGATAGCAAACCTTGCAGGCTCTTGGTTACAAGGCAAAGCCGATAAGAACGCTGCTGCTGCGGAGCTAAAGCTAACTGAGGCGAAGGCGAAAGCCCAGATATTATTGTCCGAAAAGACAAGCGTTGCTGACTGGGAACGCATCATGGCAGAGGGCGCAAAATCAAGCTGGAAGGACGAATGGTTCGTAGTAATTCTGTCTATCCCATTGATTTTATGTTGGATTCCGGGTGCAGAAGGTTGGGTTGACCGTGGCTTTCAGCAGCTTAATAAGGCCCCGGACTGGTATTTTTACAGCCTTGGAATTGCAATAAGCGCGAGTTTCGGTGTGCGCGGGGCGCAGGCGTTTTTTAAGAGGAAGTAACATGAGCGAGTTTAAGTTAAGCCAGCGTAGTCTGGACCGTATCGAAGGAATTGATGACGAGCTATATACATTGGTTCGCACTGCCATACACAATACGCCGTATGATTTTGGTATTCCTAATCTTGGAGGATTAAGGACCATAGAAGAGCAACGGGCGCTTGTGGATTCGGGCGCGTCGAAAACCATGAAAAGTAAACATCTGGATGGAATGGCTTTTGATTTTATGGTTTTTCTGGGGCCTAGAGTTTGCTGGGAGTTGAAGTTTTACGACGATGTAGGTGATGCGATTGTAAAGACCGCCAAGGACATGGGCATCAAGCAGCTTAAATGGGGAGGGGCTTGGCATATCGACAACATCCTAGACTGGGATGGTACGATGTTAGAGGCGTACAATGATTACGTTAAGTTACGGGTGTCGCAGAACCGCACACCGTTTGTAGACATGCCCCACTTTCAAAAAGGATAATAGTTATGATTTCTAAAGCTACTGAGAAGGCCATCGAAGACGCAGTGTCCGAAGCTGCGAGCGACGATGAGAAAAACCCTACTTCTCGTTATAACACGCAGAAGGGCCGCAATAACACGGCAAAGTACGGCAGGAAAGCTAAGAAGAAGCTGCCGAAAACGCCTAAGATCAAAAAGGATCCTGAATCCCCCAAAGGATTTAAGAGCAGCAAAATTCCGGACACACTAGAGTCTGGTAGCTCTATGGGCGTAGGCACTGATCCTACTAGATTTGGGGTAGGGGTTCGTGTCGGAGAAAGAAATCGTATGGGTGACACCGTACCTAAATTTGCTATGGGCGGAGAGGTTCGTCAGGGAGATGTCCGTGACAACTCCAAACGTGGAAAGTGTTACTAATGACAACAATTATGATCAGTGTGCTTCCTGACGGGATGCCCGTAGATAAAATGGAAAGCGATGACGACGGTAAAAGTTGTCCTCTCCCAACGCAAGATGAAGACTTAAATCAAGAAAACAAAGACATTGCGATTGCGGAGTATGAGTACGGCGATGCGATGACTGATGCCGAGTGCGGAAACTGTGGGATGTATAATCAAACAGAGGACATGCTTGCTTGCATTGGAGACGACTCTGGAAATCTTGGGTATTGCCAATTGCTAAAGTTTTCATGTATGAGTGAAAACACATGTAGCGAGTGGGTAGAAGGTGGTCCGATCACATCTGATTCACAAGAGGAATACAAGGATAATCTATAGTGGATGTTGTTGACTTTGCAAAACATGTGTATAGGTTGTTGAGAGAGCGTGAGAACGATATTGGGCGTTCATTAGTTAACGGGTCTGCCAAAGACTGGGAGACTTATAAGATGATGGTGGGAGAGGTACGGGGACTCTCTTTTGCCAGAGAAGAAATAAAGTCCCTGCTGGAGAACAACGCTGACGATGTCGAAGACATTATATCTTCCTGATCATGTCGCGCAGAAAATGAACAAAGAAAAGGTGGACTCATCGTCTGCTTCTTCCGAAGTTGGTAGCGCGTATGTAGATACTCAAGATCGAGTGCTAGAGCCTTCGCTTCTTGATAAATCCCTTCTTGATCGATTACCCCAGCCCACAGGGTGGCGCATTTTAGTAATGCCGTATCAAGGAACAATTAAAACAAAAGGTGGATTGCACCTTCCCGACGAGGTTCGAGAAAGAGAAACTGTTGCTACAGTTGTAGCATACGTTCTTAAACTGGGGCCACTGGCGTATAGCGATAAAAAGTATGGCTCTGCTTGGTGTGAAGAGGGGCAGTGGGTTTGCATTGGTCGATATTCTGGTTCTCGATTTAAAATTGATGGGGGAGAAGTTCGCATCATTAACGATGACGAGGTGATTGCAACAATATTGGAGCCCGATGATGTCAAACACGTCTGAAGAGATTGAAGAAGAGATTGAGGTAGTCATTGAGGACGAGGCTTCAGAAGGGGAAGTCCAATCTGCTGGCCCTGTAGAAGATCAACCAGAAGTAATTGTGGAAGAAGAATCTGAAAACACAGGTTCTGACGAAGAGCTTACCGATTACAGTAAAAACGTTCAGAATCGGATCAAGAAATTAACAGATAAGTACCGTAAGGAAGAGCGCGATAAACAGGAAGCGCTCCGCCTGACTTCTCAGTTGATGGAAGAAAACAAGAAGATGAAGGACCGTTTAAAACTTTTGGACCGAGGTTATGTCCAAGAGTACGGGAACCGTCTTAACATCGAAATGAGCGCGGCAAAGATAGCGTACAAAGATGCTGCGGATCGAGGAGACAGTGACAAGCAACTGGAAGCTCAAGAAAAACTTTCTCGGTTGAACTCTGAAATGGAACGCCATAGGCAGGCTAAAGCTAGGGTAGAGCGCGAGGCACAACAGCCCGTTCAGCAGCAAGCTGCTCCCGCCGCGGCTCCTTCTGCCCCACCTCCCGCTCCAAAACCGGATCCTAAAGCCGAGGCTTGGGCGCAGAAGAACGAGTGGTTTGGGTCTGATCGAATGCTTACTTCTGCCACATATGCTATCCACGCTACCCTTATCGAAGATGAGGGGTTTGACCCGGAGAGCAATGAGTATTATACTGAAATAGATCGTCGGTTGCGTGTGGAGTTTCCACACAAGTTTCAGACGGCTAAGAAAACGGGGGAAAGAAGTCAGGTCGCATCCGCTGCTTCTTCCGCATCCCGCAGCACTAAATCGGGGCGCAGGTCGGTGAAACTGACGCCTTCTCAAGTTGCGATTTCAAAGTCGCTTGGCGTTCCACTTGAAGAATACGCTAAATTTGTAAAGGATTGAGATCATGGCTGACAGAACACCCCGCAAAAATAACACGCGAGAAACAGAATCGCGCAGAAAACCATGGGCACCGCCCAGTCACCTTGAGGCACCTACTCCACCAGATGGATATGTGCATCGCTGGATACGCGTTTCAATGCGCGGCGAAGAAGACAAAATGAATGTCAACGCCAAGCTGCGAGAAGGATGGGAACCCGTCCGTAAAGATGAGTATCCTGATTATGAAGCCCCGACTATTGACGATGGTCGTTATGAGGGGGTGATTGGTCAAGGCGGATTGATGTTGTGCCGTATACCTGAAGAAACAGTAGCAGAAAGAACTGCATATTACGGGGGCAGAACCCGCGAACAAATGACTGCCGTTGATCAGGATCTTATGAAGGAGTCACATCCTTCCATGCCTATCAGTAACGATAGGCGTAGTCGTGTATCATTCGGGGGATCTCGTAGAGACTCCGATTAACTTATAGAAGGATTGCTACTATGGCAAATACTAACGGTGCCTTCGGACTTCGTCCGATTGGTGTAGTCGGTCAGGCTGCAAACACCACTGGTATGACCGAGTATCGCATCGCCTATGGGAACACAAACGCGATTTACCAAGGTTCTCCCGTAATTCCGCTGTCAACAGGCTTTATTGATATTGTTGGCGCGGCTGCTGGTGGAACCGTAGGTTTATTAGGTGTTTTCTGGGGTTGCGAATACGTTTCGTCTACCACTGGTGAAAAGATTTTCTCAAATCACTGGCCCGGTTCTGGCGCGGATTCTAATCATCCCGTCGTAGCCTTCGTGTATGACAACCCAATGCAGACATTTATTATCGCATCAGACGCTTCATTAACCAGTGAAGCAACTGCTCGCGGTCATGTGTTTGCAAATGCAAACTTTGGAACAGCTACATCTGGCGTAACAGCCACAGGTATCTCGTCCGCTAAGTTAGCTGTCGGCACAATCGCCGCCACCGCAGCATTGCAACTTCGTATCGTCGGTATCCAAGACGATCCGGAGAACAGCGATTTCACTGCTGCTGGCATCCCGTTAATCGTTCGACTGAATAACAGTTTCAATTCCGCCAATGGCGCGATTGTTGCTGGTACTCCGTCAACCACTGGCGTATAGGGGGTCTAAAGAATGGCTATTTCTCGCGCACAACTAGCGAAAGAGCTAGAACCGGGCCTCAATGCGTTGTTCGGTATGGAGTACAGTAGGTACGAAAACCAACACGCAGAGATCTACACAACAGAATCTTCTGATCGAGCATTCGAAGAGGAAGTGATGTTGAGTGGGTTCGGAGCGGCACCAACCAAATCGGAAGGTTCTGCGGTCAACTTTGACGACGCTAACGAAGCATACACTGCTCGTTACAACCACGAAACTATCGCGTTGGCCTTCTCTATAACAGAGGAAGCTATCGAAGACAATCTGTATGATCGTCTTGGTTCGCGGTACACTCGTGCGTTGGCTCGCTCAATGGCACACACAAAGCAGGTTAAAGCTGCTGCGGTTCTCAACAACGCCTTTACAGGTGGTGCGAACGCAGGCGGTGACGGCGTTGCATTGTGTGCAACTAACCACCCTCTTACTAACGGTGGTACGTTTGCCAACACTCCAGCAACAGCAGCAGATTTGAACGAGACATCTCTTGAAGATGCCCTTATCAATATCGCTGGTTTTGTTGATGAGCGCGGTTTGAAAGTTGCTCTACGCGGCACGAAACTTCTTATCCCACGTCAACTGCAATTCGTTGCAGAGCGTTTGATGGTTTCAAACTTACGCGTAGGTACAGCGGACAACGACACAAACGCAATCCGGTCTATGGGAATGTTGCCTGAAGGCTATGCCGTCAACGACTTCTTCACTGACCCGGATCACTTCTTTGTTATGACTGACGCACCTCGTGGTATGATCCACTTTGAGCGTTCTGCTTTGTCAACAAACATGGAAGCCGACTTTGATACCGGAAACATGCGGTTCAAAGCTCGTGAGCGCTACAGCTTTGGGTTCTCAGACCCACGTTGTGTTTACGGTTCCCCCGGAGCCTAAACTGTGCTATGTTACTGAGGTAGGTACTTTTCATACCTCCTCCCTGTTAGACTGGGGCTACTTCGGTAGCCCCTTTCTTTTTGTTCAAATGTCATGTATTGTTCTGGTATCCCTGACAGTCGCACGGTGCGGCTGACATTTGCCAAGACAGGAGATCTTCATGGCTAACTCAACTTTTTCAGGCCCAATCCGGGCAGGGAACATCCGAAATACAACAGGAACTACTGTAGGCGAGAACATCGCTAACGTAGGCTACGTTGTAATGATGCAAACACACACAATGGATCTTTCCGGTGGAGCGATTGCAGCAGGCGCAACCGACATGGTTATTCCAGCGAACTCCAAGATTATTGATTGTATCGTGGACTTGTCTACGGCTGCGAATGCTACCACTAACTTGAGCGTTGGTGATACCGTTGGCGGGGCGACTACAATTCTTAACACGCTTGCCACAGGTACAAGTGCGGGACTCAAGACTGTAACCACACAAGGCGGTGGTACAGGGGAGTGGGCAAACACAGGAACGGCGGATCTAAAGCTGACCGTTACTAACAGCGTAGCGACCACGGCGGGTGTAGCTGTGATTACTATTCTGTATGCGCAGGCTTACAACACTGTAATCCGTCCATAAGGGGGTTCACACATGGCTGGCTCAGACATTACAGCGTATAATTATGCGCAAGGTTCAGCGGCGGCTCTTATAGGGCCGTCGAGATCCAGACTTCAGGCCGTAAACATATACGCCGAAGCAGCAGGCTCTTTTACTCTTACTAATGGTAATGGTGGCGCTACGTTGTTGGTTCAGAAGTTTCCCGTTGGAATGAACGAAGTGTACATTCCGGAGAACGGTATGCTGTTTACGTCGGGAGTGTATGTCTCTGCGTTTACGGGGTCTAATAACGAACTGACAATTCTTTTAGCATAGGACGGACTCATGGCTAAAATTGATAAAGCCAAGATGAAGTGCAACAAGCCTAAACGTCAGATATCTGGCGGTAAAAAGTCTGTTGTTAAAGCATGTGCCAAGGGTAAAGAAAAAATCATTCGTTTTGGCGATGCCAAGATGTCCATCAAAAAATCTAATCCTAAACGGCGCAAGTCGTTTAGGGCCCGTCATGGTTGTGATAAGGGTACATTAGATAAACTAAAGGCCAAGTATTGGTCATGTAAGGCTTGGTAATGAAAGTTGATTTTAATAACTTAGCGTCTGTAATTACCATTGGTCTCTTATGCTGGGGTGCGTTGCAACTGTATCAACTTAAAGCGGAGACCGCGGTAATTACCTACAGGGTCGGTGCAAATTATGACATGATCAAACCAATGTGGCAGGATTTTTTAGTACGGAGTGCAAAATACAATGAGCATAAGCAGAACATCAATGCCGTTCCAGATATCCAAGCCTCCAGAGGGACGAAATAATGGCAAAGAAAAAGTCAAAAAAAGACGCGTGTTACCGAAAGGTAAAGGCTCGGTACAAGGTTTGGCCCAGCGCCTACGCTTCGGGGGCCCTGTCCAAGTGCCGAAAAGTAGGGGCCGCAAACTGGGGAAACTCTACTAAGAAAGCAGAAGGTGGATTAATTGCAGCGGTGGACAACCCCAAACGCCCTGCTCGTAATAGATATCGTAACGGGGGGATGATTGCTTCCGGTTGCGGCTGCGTTGAAGAAAGCAGACGGAAAAGTACGAGGACGTTCTAGTGGCAGAAAAGAACTCTTTGCGTAAATGGTTTTCTCAAAACAACGGAAAAGGTTGGATTGATTGTAAAACTGGTAAACCTTGTGGTCGTCAAAAGGGGGAGAAACGAAAAGGTTATCCTGCTTGTCGTCCCACGAAAGCGCAATGTACGTCTGCTGCAAAAAAGAAGAAGTCTTCCAAACGTATTAGTTGGAAGAATAAGAAGGCCAATGGTGGCTTGGTAAGAGTGTTTTGATAACCGAAAGGAGTATGCTATGAAAGATCTTAGCGGAGACGGAAAAGTTACTAAAAAAGATGTGTTGATTGGTCGTGGCGTGATTGAAAAAAAGAACGGCGGCATGGTTAAGAAAGGCTACATGGGCGGCGGCATGGTCAAGAAAGGCTACAAAAACGGCGGCTGTGTAATGGCGGGTCGCGGTGTTCGTGACACAAAGTTGGTGTAGATAATGACAACTTCAGGATCAAGAGATTTTAACCTCGATGTCGGTGAGATAATTGAGGAGGCGTATGAGCGGTGCGGACTGGAAGTTCGCACTGGGTATGATGCTCGGACAGCGCGGCGGTCTCTAAACCTGATGTTTGCGGACTGGGCGAACAGAGGTTTAAACCTCTGGACCGTGGCGCAAGGTACGACTGACTTGGTGCAAGGCACATCCACCTATACGTTGACGGCGGATGTCGTAGGTATGTTGGAGATGGTCTTGCGCAGGGACGGGACGGATTACGAAGTCGAGCGTATTAGTCGCGGCGATTATCTTACGTTTCCGAACAAAACCGATCAAGGCCGTCCGTCACAGTTTTACTTCAATAGGCAGATCGACCCCGTTATAACTTTGTGGCAAACACCTGAAAACTCTACGGACCAGTTGATCTACTATTATGTTCAAAGGATCGAGGATGCCGATGCGTTGGTCAACACTACTGATATGCCTTTCCGTTTTTATCCTTGTATGGTTGCTGGTTTATCCTACTACCTTTCTATGAAACGTGCTCCAGAACGGATACAGATATTAAAAGCGGTATATGAAGAAGAGTTTCAACGTGCCGCGGAAGAAGACGAGGACCGAGTTCCGTTGAAGTTACAGCCAAGTGCTAGGTATTTGAGGGTCTAATGTCGTTTGCTTCTAACAAAAACGCTTGGGGTATTTCGGACAGGTCCGGGTTTCGTTATCGTTTGCGAGACATGAAGCAGGAGTGGACAGGTGCGTTGGTTGGGCCAGATGAGTTTGAGCCGAAGCACCCGCAGTTATATCCTCCAAAAGTTGGCCCTGACCCACAAGCCTTGCGCAACCCTAGACCGGAAAGTGGTCTGGCTGAACAACGCGCTCTACAGTGGGGATGGAATCCGGTGGGGTTTAACTACCAAGAAGGCTTGTCTCCGCCCAACAATTTAGTAGCTGTGGGTTCGGTTGGCACAGTGGAGATCAACACATGACAATGACATATG